ATTACCGATGTGCTGTTTACGAAAGATAATGTCGAGATCACCGAACCGAAGTTGGTTTCCTTGATCCTTGATACTCGTTGCGACAATATGCGTATCGAGAGTAACAACGGTGGTCGCATATTCGCTCTCAATGTTCGTAAGGCGGTAAAGGCAAAGAACGAGAAATGTATCATTCAAGCGAAACCTACAACGGCCAATAAGGATACACGTATCTTGTTGAAGTCTGGTTGGATTAAGAAGCATTGTTATTTCTTGGAAGAAAGCGAGTATAAGAAAGGTTCGGATTACGACCGGTTTATGAAAGCTTTGACCAGCTATAAAAAAGAGGGTGGTAACAAGCATGATGATGCGCCGGATGGTATGACGATCCTTGCCGAGAATGTAGAGTTTATTGGGTTGTGTAAGGCTAACTCTGTACGTCGGGTAGCAAGAGGACGATAATTGGCAAAATGAAAGTGTTTTTCTGATATTTGTGACACGTGTTAGATAAAATCCCGATATTTTTCTGCCACATACTTGCGTTTTGATATGTGTTCTTGGTTTTTACATTTCAAAGTGAACTTGTCTATACTGGTCGTATTGACAGCGAAAAACTATTTGCTTTTATATTTTAGCATAAAACAATTATGCCAAGTATAAGCGAAATTCTTGCGAATGAAGATTTTGGGCAGGTAGTCAGTACGTTATGTGTCGATACGGTTGAATACCGGGAACCGAGAGAATATTACAGAGAATACCACGGTGAGCGCCGGCGACGTAAAACTTCTGTTGGCTGGCGTGAACCGAAACGACTGAAGGTTTATTCGGAGACATTGAAAGATAAGAACGGGGAGCCGTTACGGCTGGAAGACAAGATTGTCGATGTGGCCCGTATCGTTACCAACTTTCCAAAGAAGGAGGTACGGACCTCTGTCGCTTTCCTGTTTGGCGGGCAAATGACGATTACAGGAACGGATCAGAACGATGGTTTTCTGGAGTTCAAGCGTGTATGGGAACGTCGGCTGAAGATGCAATCCGTACTGAAATCATTCGCACGCAAGGTACTTTCTGAAAGTAAGGCTGCTCTTGTGTTCTATCCGTATACCTCCAAAGGATTAGACGGCAAATTGATTACGGAGTTGAAGGTTAAGACGCTTTCTGTTCCTCGTAATGCAAATACCTTTTCTGAGTTTTATCCTCATTTTGATGATAACGACGATTTGGATGCTTTTATTCATCGTTACCAGATAAATTCTAACGGCATGCTCCGGAATAGTTGTACTATCTGGACAGCCGATAAGATTATAATAGCTACCGATGAGATGGGTGGCTGGGTAATAAAAGAGGTTCCCAATCTATTCGGAAAGATTCCGGTCGTGTATGCAGATGTTTTCCAACCGGAATGGGACGAGGTTGCCGGTATCATGGATGCGCGGGAAATGCGTTTATCCCGTATGGCCGACACTAACGACTACTTTGCGGAACCAATCTTGAAAACGTATGGCGATTCCGATTTACCTTCTAAGGAAACAACCGGGAAAGACCTTAATTTCCCCATTAAGGTCGATGAAGTATCCGGCAAGGAGTATCATGGAGATGCGGACTATCTGACGTGGACCGGTTCCCAGCCATCTGTGGACAAAGAATTGGAAGAAACGAAGAGTGAACAGTTTGCCGGGACATCCACGCCCGATCTTTCTTTTGACAATTTGAAAGGTATCGGCAACCTGTCCGGTGTTGCCCGTAAATTCATGCTGATGGATGCCACTATCAAGGCGAGTGAGAACATGGAAACATTCGGTCCGGTCGTACAACGTTGTGTGTCGGTCGTGTTGGCCGGGATATGCAATATTACCAACATCAAGTATCGTTCTCAATTGGTGAACAACCTGATCGATGTGGAATTTGGTTCTATTTTGCCGGAAGATCTGTCCGAGACATTGCAAACTCTGTCTCTTGCCAATGGAGGTAAACCGATCAACGCCCAACGCACGGTTACGGCTCATTCTCCTTTGACGGAAGACTTGGATGAAGAAATGAAGCTGATGGAGGAAGAGGAAGATACAGCAGCGCAACGCAATAATATGATCGGCTTAACAATGGGATATGGAGAATGAAAGAACTATCATTTCATGAGCGACAATTCCTGCAATGTCTGTTCCGGCAACAAGGTAGCATAAAGTATTCGTTTGACGAGTTTGTCCGTAGGGTAGGACCTCTTCTGGCTAAATGGTCGGATCATGGCGGTGACCGTGTATGGATAGGCAACGCTACCATAGAGAAGCAAATCGAACGTCTGTTGGATGACCTGCATACGCAGCTCGTAAGCAATATATCCAATACAGTTACCGATGTATGGAATTTAGGCAATAGGAAAGCGGATGAACTGGTAACAGGTTATATCAAGGATATGGCCATATCCAGTACGTTGAAGGATAAGATGTTTTCCAGAAGTGCAGATGCGCTGAATACCCTGTTGAAACGTAAGGATGAATTTGGTAAAACCATATCCTCCCGTGTCTGGGATATAACGGACGGAGCTATGGATAATCTGGAGTATTATCTTTCTTCGGGTTTGTCTTCCGGCCGTCCGGCTGCGTTGATCAGCCAAGATATACGGCAATTACTAAACGAACCCAACCGTCGTTTCCGCCGTGTAAGGGACGCGAATGGCAAATTGGTCCCATCCCAGCCGATGAAAGATTATCATCCGGGGCAGGGTATTTATCGTTCATCTTATAAAAACGCCCTTCGACTAGCAGCAACGAAAACAAACGAGGCTTTTCGAACTGCCGATTATGAACGTTGGCAGAATATGGACTTCGTGATCGGTATAGAGGTGGAACGTTCACCAACGAATCACGGTCCGTGTCCTGTGTGTGACGCCAAGGCTGGCCAATACCCGAAGGATTTCAAGTTTACAGGATGGCACCCGTTTTGTATTTGCATATCTACGCCGATTATGATGGATCATGAGGAGTTCGCTGAATGGTTACTGGGTGATGGAAAGCCAAAGGATTCGATTAATGTAGCGTCCGATAAAGTGAGATTTAAGGAGATCAAGGAAAAGGCTTCTTTATTAAAACAAACTGTTATTCGGAATAAAGATTTTCGGAAAGATATACAGATTACCGGTCGTGGTATAAAAGAGTGGTTGAACCAGCCACATAAATATTACGAGAAAAAGAATGAAATGCTTTTGGATATAGCTTCTGTGATAAAGGATGCGGAATATATTGGTTGCGGAAATGATAAGCATGGATATAATGCTATTGTCCATTTGTTTGAGACAAAGGTGGAAAACGAAAAGTCTTGGATTCTTGTGAAAGAGCAGGCAGATGGTAGTACATCATTATATAGTATCTCTGATAGCATAAATATATTGAGATTATTGGATAAGAAGAAAGGCGATTCATAAGTAGCCCCGTGGAACTACAATCCACGACTTGCTTATAAACCGCCTTCTTTTTGCAAAAATATAAATAATCTCCTAACTGTCTAATAATTTTGGAATTTTAATCGTAAAATCAACTGTTGGTGTCAGCACAATAGTTGAACAACTGCGGTGCTGAACACCGGGGTTTAACCGGGGTCGTAACGACCCCAATTGTTACGCTCGACATAATAGTTGAAATATAATCATCCTAATTATCCACCAATACAGGTTTCCCTAATAATTCATGAATGAATTTTCTACCTTTCTCTGTCCATACGGTTCGCATCTTCGTTCCGGGTTGCCCGGTGGTAACATGAGTGAACGTGTAAGTATGCGTCTTGGTATATCCCTTGTTTTGATACTTGGCATACAAGAGCCATTGCCCGGATTGGCGGTATTGAACACCTAACGATTTTAATTTCTTGTTGAGTGTAATGGCTGATAATCCTAACTCTTTTGCGATTTGGTTGGTAGTATAGGTATCTGCACTCATCAGAACTTTGTCGTGGTATTCGAGCTTCGGGACAGATTCTTTGTGTTGCTCCTCCAGTATCAGGTTCTTTTCCTCCAACAGCCGGATTCGCTCTTCTTTGCGCTTCATGGTATCCTGCGCCACCAATAAGGCGCGTGCCATGATTTCCTCCGGGGTATCGTCAGCCTTAGTAATCATGTAGCCTCCTGTTTTACGGATGGCGGGAAGGATCTCTTCGCATACCCAGTCTTGGAACTTTTCTGCTTCGGGTAATTTGGAACGCATGACTAAGCGGTAAACATCGGATTCTGGGATGAATAATATATCCATGATCTGCTTTGTATTTTGGCTTTTTCCGTTTGAATCCGTGTAAGTGCCTGTTACACACTCTACGGGATGTTTCATACACCCCTTACAATGCCTTGATATAGCTTTATGAGGTTCATTATATCCCAACATCGCTGCCACATCTTTCGCCACAAACATCGGTTTATCATCTATAACCATAACTCTGATTTGTCCAAACACCGGACTTTGGAAATATTGTATCTTCGCTTCCATAATGAATCGTATTAAAAAGAGAAAGGGCAAAGACCGGAATTGCCTATTGTGGTTGTTTGCAATCCCAATCAATGCCCTTTATTAATATCTTCCTCTGGAGAACAGCCACGAGCTCCGGATTAGAACGTTCTGAAGTAATATATAAGTCAGATTTTCTTTTTCCGGTAACAGGTGGCGATACCTTTTATACTTTCGCTTTTTGCTCCTGTAGTTTCGAATTTAACTTCTCAGCCTCCTTTTGCATGTTCTCGGAAGCGTGCTTGATGTAGTATAGCATTCCTTCGGTTCTTCCTATCTCTCGACCGGAATTGAATGCGGCTTGCAGTTCTGGAGTGGAGTACTTACCCATTTCGGAGGGTTTGACCGTTGGTTGTTGGGTACTATTATTTCCCGACAAATCAATGTTTGAGTGTTTGAGCATAAAATGAAACATTGTTTTGTTTAGCGGAAAATAAGAACGGTTCCGCCTTTCCCGTTGCTCTACACCACTCAGGCAGTTATAGCCATTAAGCTATATCACGGGGGTACGAAACCGTATATCCTTTATATTAAGAATATCTCAAGATAAAGCATAATTATACCGAAAAGAAATATATTCGGCGGGTTTTGTCCGCCTGAGTGTTATAGAGCACTACAAAGATGAGCACTAATTCTGAATCCCACAAGAAAAAATAGAAATACCTTTGCGTTTTCATCTTGTTGTGCTATTTTTGCGTTATGTGGAAAGAGAAATTAGGAAACTATTTGATTGATGTCTCGAAATATATCTTTACAGGTGTAGTGGTAGCGTCTTTATTCAAGGATATGGAAGATAATAAGTGGCTGATTTATGGCCTAGGCTTTACGTCTTCTATTTTAGCCTTAATAGCAGGATTGGTATTAACGAATAAGAAAAAGGAGGATAAGTAATGGGAGCTATAATTGGATTCGCCGTGATAGGCATACCTTGTGCCGCATTTTTGATCTATTGCCTTACGCCTTCTGGCAAACAATGGCTTAGATCCAATCACATGATTTGACAAGATAGATTCTTATAGGAATAATTTAGAAATGAAAGCCTGCCGGTTGTCCGGTGGGCTTTTTTTATACCCGGAATTTTCTTCCCCTCCCTTATATTTTAAACAGAAAACTCTTATGACAATTTTAGATTTAATCAAGGCGGCATGTAAGACGAAAGGCGTGCCGGAGAAGTATGCGGAACGTATTCAGAAAACGTTCAAGATTGAGAAAGCCGAGGGGATGGAGGCTTTCGTGGACCTGTTCAAGGATAATATTCTTCCGGCAATCCAAGAAGCGGAGAATGAAGCTAAGACTACGGCTGAAACGGCCGCTGTCGCCGCTTATGAAGCCAAGCATGGGTTGAAGGATGGTAAACCGGTAGAAGATCCGGATAAGAACAAGAAAACGGAAGAAGAACTGTTAAAGGATCTTAGCCCGGAACTGAAAGCTTATCTGGAAAGTATGAGGAAGAGCGTCGATGATATGGCTAAGAAGGTGGGCGATTCCATTACCAACTCGGCAAACGAGGCTAAGAAAGAAACAGTCCGTAAGCAGTTGAAAGATGCTGGTCTTCCGGATAACTGGCTGGGACGTGTGGACTTGGCTTCGGAAACCTCTATCGAGGATCAAATCAAGGCGCTTTCCGAAGAGTTTACCGGAATCCAGCAAAAGGCGATCGATGATGCCGTGGCCCGTGGTGATTACGCTCCCGGTTCCGTGAATCTTCCGGAGCGTTCCGAGGCGGATTGGGCGAAGCTGATGGATCAGGATGCCGACAAGAGTGCGAATAATCCCGGTGTGGTGAACCTGGGTATTGAATAATCCAAGAAAAGTGTAACGTTATGTACAGAAAAAGAGAAAGAGAATTCCAGTATCCTCCCGGAATTGAAAAGATTATTGAGGATGTGATCGGCGGTGGGACGATTGACCGCCGGGATTTGCGGAACGCTTTGTTCAATGGCAAGTCGTTGGACGAGCTTCCTCCGATCGTGATCGTGGTGAAAGATCCGGAAACGGGGCTGTATCATGTATTGAAGACGGCGATGGCTTCCGATGCTGGCAATGAAACTACTTATAAGGTGTCCAAGAATCATCTGTTTGGTGTGGGTGACTTCGTGACGATTGGTGGAGCTTTGACAGGTGCGTCCGATAAGATCACGGCTATTGATAAGAGTAATGCGGAGTTTGATACGATCACGTTGGAAGCGACTATCGGTGCTGCCGCAAAAGGTCAGGTATTGGTTCAGGCTAAAGACAAACAGGCTGCGAAAGCCGCCAAGTTGCCTTATGATGGCGAATTGGTTGTCACGATGAATAAAGTCGACTTGACTGTAGCCAACCAGCAGTCTGGGTTATTGGTAAGAGGTACGGTAAACGAATCCTGTATGCCGTTTCCGGTAGATAAGGACTTGAAGGCATTAATGTCGTTTATCCGTTTTGTGTAATCCATTAAAATCAGATATATGGAAAGAAGTTTAATTAAGCAAGTGAATAAAAAGAACATGGCGGCCCGTTTGAATACCCGTCATGTGAAACCGGTTGTCTTCCCGAACTTCTTCGGGGTGAAAAGAAAAACCTCGTTGAAGTGGGAGACTCTGACCGGAGAGAAAGGCGCTCCGGTAATGGTAGACGTGATCTCTTTCGACGCTTCCGCACCGCAGAAGACCCGTGAGGTGATCAGCAAGCTGTCCGGCGATATCCCGAAGACAGCCGTCAAGCGTGGCATGAACGAGAGCGATTACAACGAGTATAAGCAATTGGAACGTGACGCGCAAGGTGACGCGGACCAGTTGGCATTGTTGAATCTGGGTTTCAAGGATCAGGATTTCGTGTATAACTCCGTTCGTGCCCGTTTCGAATGGTGGTGTATGCAGCTCATGAGCCGTGCGGGTTTCCATTTGTCGGCAAAGAACAATGGCGGTGTCGTTACGGCTGAGTTTGTCGGTTGCGGTATGCCGAAGAAGAACCAGCGTAAATCTACTACGGACTGGAGTAACGCTACAACGGCCAATGGATTGCAGGATATTGAGGATACGGTTGTGGCCGCTTCTGCCGAAGGGGTGACGATCCGTTACGTTGTAATGCACGTGGCTGATTTCTCTTTGCTGAAGAAACAGAAATCTACGTTCGACACGTTAAAGGCATGGGTTAATTCGTCCTCCAAGATATTGGTGACAAAGAATCTCATCAACGAGTATCTGGCCGAGCAGGAGATCCCGGTGAAGATCATTACCGTGAACCCGGCTGTCCGTATCGAGGATAGTGCCCATCGTCGTAAGACGATCAATCCTTGGGAGCGTAAGCGTGTATGCTTCTTGGAGGATTTGAAGGTGGGTGACATTCAGCATGGGCCGATCGCCGCCGAGTCTTCTGCTACCTTGCAGAAAATCGCTCTCATGGTTAAGCAGGATTGGATCTTGGTAACCAAATGGTCTGAGCTGGAACCGTTCAAGGAATGGACGAAAGCGGAAGCGAACGCTATTCCTGTCGTGAATGATCCGGATGCCATGTTCATCATGAAAGTGGATGGGAAGGATTGGAACGCTTCCGAGGATACCGAGGGTACGGATGATATCCCGGCGACATTCTTGGGTGAAACCATCGAACCGGAGGATCAAACGATTCAGGATACTGAAAACGGAGAATAACAATCATGGCTAAGACGATTCGAGATACGATACTCGCTTATCCCGGTCTGGCTGACTGTGAAGATTTTTTGGATAACGTCGTTTTGCCGGGACGCGGTTTTGAAGGTACAGAAGATAGTAAGACGATCGATATCCAAAAACAAAAGCTGGTGGCCGCCGACCTTTATTCCATGGTCGGCGGTCTGCCGGACTTCACGGAAAACAAGCTCTCTATCACGTATCCCCGTGCATGGTATGACGCTACGGCGAAACGACTATACCGGGAGGGAGGAGAACCGGAGAAAGCGGAATTGATAGGCAATAAGATCGAGGTACCCAAAGGAAGGGCGAGAAACAGATGGTAAAGCGATATTCACATACAGCGATAGTGACGATTCAATCCTGCCAATTAGCCAAAGGGGAATGGGTTGCCGGTAAACCGACAGAAATAGAGGTCACTGGGCAATACTACCCGTCCAATAGTGGACAGCAGTTGAAGCGGAACGTCGATGGAAGAGAGTTCATCGTGCATGGTGAGTTTTCGACCAAAGCCCGTCCTGTGGAAAACGCGAAGCATATCCGGATTGATAGTATCGCTCTCGATGTGGATATCATTAGCTGGGAACCGTTTCAGACTCACTCTGTAATCTATGTGTAGCTTATGGCAAGGAAAGGTGGTTTGACTCCAATGTGGAGTGATAGGGAAGTAGGGCGTTGGTTCGATTACTATGTGGATCGGGCGGAAGAGCGGATATACAAGTTATTGCAACGTGCCGGGGAAGAGTTCGTGAAGATCGCTCGAAAAAAAGGGAACTATCAGAATCATACCGGTAACCTCCGTAGCTCAATCGGTTATGTGATCGTTAAGGATGGCGATATATTGACCGAGAACTATGAGCAATCCACGGAAGGAACGGATAAACAGACCGGTATCAGGGAAGCGAAACGTTTGGTTTCCGAGCTGATCCCTCTTTATAAAAGGGGCTGGGTATTGATTGGTGTAGCCGCTATGCCTTATGCCAAGTATGTGGAAGCAATCGAAAATCTGGATGTTATCTCTGTCGCCACGGAACATGCCGAGGATTGGATCAAGAAACAGAGTCGAACGTTATTTGATAAACTCGCTGAGAAAGGATATTGAACATGGCAGATCAGTTTGATATAGTGGATATCGTATATAATGCGGTTGAGCCGGCGAGTACGGGCTTTATCCTGTATAAGGATCAATCCGGCGATGGCGAGAAAAGAAATCATATCACGATCCGCTCTCTGGCCTTGAATGGGAAAGATTATGTCAACAAGGGATCGATAAATATCAATATCTTCGTCAAGAGACCCTCGAAAGGCGTATCGGATCGACAGTTGATGATAGAGACCGTACGAGGCGTGAGGTTCGTGTTGCGGGATATCAAGCCGCCGTTGGGGATGTATTGGAAATCTCGGATCGTCTGGTCTGAGCCTATGGGCGAGGCCAAGGATGGCTTCGATTGTACGAATATTAGATTAGAGGTTATAACAGAATTAGATTAGTGATATGGAAAGAAGTTTAGCGCTGGATGTGGCGTATTTAGGAGTTGCGGAACCCGGGGATGGCGTAGCCGGTACCGAGTTCACCCAATGCGTTGACGTGGATACGGTGACGTTCAATTTCTCGGACGCCAAGGAGCTTAGTTTTACGTCCATGGGACATGAGGATCCTTGGGCGGTGGTGAGTCGGAAAGGAGATCCTTCCAGTATAGAGTTCACTATCCCTTCTCCTACGAGCGACGAGATGAAAATGTTTTGCGGGGGAACCGTTTCCGGTGATAAATGGGAGGCTCCCTTGTCTACGCCCTCGATATTGAAGACGATCAGGCTACAGAGCCTGCCGTACCAAGGTAAGTTCACGGAATATGTCTTTGTCAAGTGCTCTGTGTTCGGGAAGATCAGCCAAGCCCCGGATAAGGAGAATTGCGATCTCTTATTGGTAAAGGCCACGATCATGACACCGGTATCTGCGGCTGGCAAACAAGCGTCCCCGTATAGCAGGGCGGTGAAGGCCGTATCGGAAGACACGGAATGATGTTTTTTGTTTAGGTTGTCTAGAGCCTCGGTTTTTGCCGGGGCTCTTATATTTTAGAGGAAAATCATGAGCGTAAAGCGAGCACTACAGATTGAGAGCGACGTGGTGACAAGTCGGTCAGTCGTGATTCCTTTCGAGTTCAAGCCGGAGACGATCCCGGCGGGTAAGAACGTTGGTGATAGTATCGTTATCACCCCGATCACGGTAAGGACCGGGTTTAGGATACGGCCGTTACTCTTGCGGATTGACAAGGCGGACAAGGATGCTATCGTGGCTCATAAGGATGTTACGTTTGATAGTGTACTGTCGGAGTTGATGGCGAAATATGACGAGTTGATCTTTGAGATCGTATGTTTGGGTATCCATAACAAGAAAGGGGACATGCCCGCTTGGTTCCGGGAGGTACTGAAAGACAATTGTACATGGGAAGACCTGTATATCCTTTTGAACGCTATCCTCTTTCGTCTGGGTTGTAACCCTTTTTCTCGTACTATCATAGCTTTGGAAGCTGTGAGCCCGTTAAGCGAAGAGGAGATAATAGCCCTTCAAGAAAACAACGAGACTTGGGTAGGTCGGAGCCGGTGACGCAAAGTAGCTTCATGTTCCTTGTGCTATGTAACGAGGCGTTCGGGTATACGCATGAGCGGACATTGGACAGCGATCTGGCGCTTGTCATGTCCATGCTACGGGAACATGGTTACTTGGTGAACGACCGGAACAAATCACTGCTCGTGGACGATGATGAATCCGGGGATAATCATGGCGAGTGGGTCGAGGTAATCGATTTCGATACGGAAAAAAAGAAAAGGGTTCGAAGAATGAGCCCGGTATGATATATATTACTTTGCGTAGAGAACGTTTGTCATAGTGATTTTGGTTGTAAAAAAACCGACGAACCGTGAGGCTGGTCGGTTTTTGTTCTCTGTAAATGTGTCAAGATCTTCAGAGTGTCTGCTCGATAACCAGAGCGGTGTCTTCTAGCGAAAAGTAATTGGGTAACGCTCCGGATGGATTATGCTGTCAATCTCAAGATCCACATCAATTGCGTCCCAACGCAACGAATCCTCGTCCGGTATGGTCACGTCCAATACATCCGATACTTTTGCATTTCTGAACCAAGGGTATCTGTCATACGATAGATAATATTCCTTCCCTCCTACGAAAAGGAGGATACCGTGTGCATTAATCATTGTTACTCCCGCAGGGGGTGTTCCATTCATTTTTTTATTATATCGAGGCCGGACAAGCTGCATGAGAATATTCGTTGATATCTATAAGATGGATATTCAAAACATCTTCAATATCAAAAAGAGTGCTGGTTGTAAAGTTGTGGTCACCTCTTAACCATTTGGATATCTCAGAGGGACGTTTACTCATTTTTTCGGCAAATTCCTTTTGGGATAGACCTTTCCTTTTGATACCTTCTGCTATTTTTACGGCAAGCATCATACGTCTTTCCATGTTCTTGGCTCTTTTCGTGTCTATATTGCCAAGTACTGTATCCAAAATAGATGTATTGTTCATATTTATTCCTCCTTCAATTTTAAATTACCTAAGAAAAAACCGTTATCATCGAGATGTATATCCTTGTTTTTGATGGCTTCTGATATGATTCTGGATATTCGAACCACTGTTTCAGCTTCTTTTTTTAAGGAAGAACTTTCTTGATAAGCTCTAATGTTTTTGGGTTTGTATCCTCCACCTCCAACAACGATAGCAACGTTAGCAAATCGAATACAATAGATTCTTAATTTTTTATCAGGACTATCAAATAGGGCGCAGACACCATCACCGGGTTTCCCTTCGTTTAGCTTGAAAAAATGTTCGGCTGCCCCAGTTTTTGTAGCCATAATTTTCAATTTAGATACGATATCTTCTATTTCGGTTGGGTATTCAGAATAGTTGTTCTGAAGAAATTGTTCAAAAACGCTCTGATCCTCTTGATTGAGAATGACAGAATATATTTGAGTCTTCTTTCCTGACAGTTGCTTTATTTTGACAATCTCAAGTTCCACGATGAATTTTTTTCTTTTTACAAAAGAACGAAGAAAAAGCGACAAGGCAAAAGAAAATGTCGAAAAAGATAACTTATAAGTGAATTTTTAACGGTTGACAGTCTCACATGAAAGGCTATCCTATATTTTACCATAAACGCATTATGGGAATCAGAAATAGAGAGGGCAGTCTGTACATGGCTACCGGGATCGACAACTCCGGCTTGTACGAAGGAAAACGCGAGGCTATGGGAATTATCAAGACTCTGGCAAGCGATATCACCTCTTTTGATATATTTGGCGGTATCGGTATCAGTGCGGCGACGGCGTTTGCGCAAGCGGCCAAGAGCTCGTATGAGTTTGAGAAGGAATTTCGCAAGAACATGCTGGAAGTGGCGACCATTTCCACTCAAGTAACGGATGATATGACCGGTTTCATGAATCAGGTCATGTCCATAACCCAAGAGATACCGATCAAGGCTCCGGAGGC